GTTCACGCAATTGCTCGTCAGTTTCATCATTGACACCGCCATCAATGTCAATGACAGGTGCTTCACTGGTGACGCCAATAATGACAGTTTCCATTGACAAAACATCACCGAGGGCCTTGTTGCCTCCGGCACCGGGATTCAATGCTCGCACCATGGCCGTCACGCCAATGTCACCATTTGCAAAGACCTGCTGAGTGGTTTCATATGGCCAGTCATCGCTGCCGGTCAATCGCGTGCCAGCCGGAATGATTGCTCCCTGATCACCAAATATTGTAATACTACCGGAAGCAAAAGTCGCAACCTTGCGTCCGGTGCTGCCGTCAGCATTGACAAGCCAGATGTCTCCGTGACGATCAAGCCATTCATGCTCAGCGGTATCCGGCAAGAACTGCAGCGACAGCCAATCCAGATAGCGCAATGTCAAGTGACAAACTGCAGCCATGGCATCCGCCATGACGCGTAGCACGCTGTTGCCGACAAACGAAGCACGACCAAGACTCGTGGTGACTTCACCGCGAACCATTTCGCGAACTGTGCGCAGCGTTGGTGTTGACCAAGGCAAGGTCTAATCCCCTCTAACTGTTATTTCGTCCCACAGATTCTGGAAACGAAGTTCAATCTTGCGTTCTTCACCACGATAAATAGTTACCAGAACATGGATGCGTTCAATACTGGCTCTCGTTACTTCTATATCAATTCGCGTACAGATACGACGCTCAATCAATGGCTGCAGAGCGACTCGACAATATTGCTCAGCTCGCGCCAGTGTTGAACCTTCCTTTGCTTCTGCCGGTGTGATCTTGCTGCGTTTCAGCAGCCAGAGCTTTGCGCCAATCGGCCAGCCGTCCCAGATCGTTTCTGCTTCAAAGTCTCCCCACCAGCCGCAACGATCGGTGCTGTCTGGGTTTGGCAAAATGTCATCAACGTCCGCAAGCGCATAAGTCAGCAAAGCCATCTTGACAATGTTGACCAATTCCTCAGTCTCATCAAGCGTAGCATCCGGCTTCAACAGCCAGTCTGCCCAGATGCCTTCCAGATTGGTTACATTGATAATGCGAACGTCTGACATTTACGAGCTCAAGGCTACGACATTGCGCTGCATGAAAGCCGGGTGTACCGTCCTATTCTCCTCAATCAATTCATCACTCCTTGATCCAACGCAGTAGATGCGATTGGACAAATATAAAGCAGGCAAATTAGCCGCAAAATTATAATTGACAATTCTCGGCAACTGACGCTCGGTGGCTGACATATGCTGAATCAAGAGAGCCGCCAACCCTACAAAATTTTGGTAATCTCTAGATACAAATGAATCAGCCTTGTTCATTTTTATTTCTTCAATGATCGCTGCTACTTCATCCATAAGCGCAGATGCTTCATTACGACTCTTAAATTCAATCTTGGCAATGATCTGTGATTGCTCAACAAAGGAAAAAATGACAGCCGCGTTCACGATGGCCAGCCCAAGTGGGAAGGCAGGCGTTTCCTTGAACATTGCGCTGCGCACATTGTTCATTGACTTAACAGTTGCACCTGCCATGCGCGCCTGCTCAAAACACGCGAACAAGGCCGTCCCGACTACATGATCAACAATGAGCTGATGGAAATTGCTCAGAAACTTTCCTATGGCGGAACGAAGATTGGCACCTTCATCACCGACAGAGGCAATAGAAAAGCTGACAAGCTCAGCCATCAATCTGGTAGAAATTGCAAGGGCCTCTGCGCGTTCAGATTTTTTCACGGTGTTGCACCTTGATCTATCATAGCGGCCTGATCATTGGCAGTCTGCGCGGCATCCGCCCCGGCAGTCTGTGCCTGATCACCAACATTGACGGCACTATTAGTCTGTGCAGGAGTATTTCCGGGATTGCCTACTTCCACAAAAGTCATTTCAAATGTGCAATAGCCGCCACGCTCCCGTGTCTCCGTCACGTTATAGCGTTCACACAAGCACTTTTTCGGCTCCGCCAAATAAGGGTCCATCAGCGTTGCCCCTTCAGGCGAATCAAGTGCATTCATCAATGCACGTTTACGCGTGTGATAGTCAGGGCCTATGAGATAACCAGTGATCTGATAACGCGTCGCCGCACGCCCCATATCCTCAGCGTATGGAATATCTCGCTTTGGATATTCGTGCAACACCACGCGTCGTCCACCACTGCGCGCCTGCTGCTCAACATGATATTGCACACCAGCAAACGATGCTGGTACTAATCGCTTGCGCCAAGGCGCAGGGGAGATTTCTTGAATCGTCGCCATTACTTCAGCTTTGCCTCCAAAACCGCCACCCGCTCCTCAAGTTCACTGACCAGCGCCGATCCCTGTTGCGCAAAATATACTTCGCTCCAGTGGTCACTGCCATCACACAGATACATGCCGTAGGACACATCGCTGATGGTGCGATCTTTCCTTCCAAGCAAATTAAGTATCACTGAATTGATCAGCGTAATCGACGCTCCACTACCTCCCGGTGCCCGCAACACCAGCGGCACGAACTTAACGCGCTTGATGACCTTGTGCGGGCTGTCACCGAATGAAGTAATCGTGCCAGCGCCTTCGATTATCACATCATTTGTGTCCACGCTGTTGTCGGCAGGCGACAACGGCACGATGTCAGCGACCGTCAAGAACGATGGTGCTGCTTCACCATGCGCCGTATGCCAAGGAGTAAACACCATTTAACTGCCGATCTTTGCAAATGTCTTTTTCGCAGGACCGCCCTCGGTCACGACCTTGGTATCAATGTCTTCATCCTTATTATCTAGCCCAAGGAAAGTCTTGCCACCGCCATAGGTCTGGAAGCGGTCGCTGACATCAACATTGACCTTCGGTGCCTTGCTTTCAATGTGATCGGAAAATTCCATCGTCGCAATCTTGCCCTTGAGAAACCAAGTCTCCGATGACGCCTCATAGTAGCCAACTACGTTGTCGCCTGCACGAAATTCTATCCGGTCTTTCGTACAGCGCACTTCGGTGTTGACGCTGTCGCCTTCATGCTTGTATTTTTCCTGCTGCCCGGTGCCTCCACCGCTGCCTTCGCCCTCCAGCGCCTGCACTCCAGCAGCGCCACCACCGGACTGACCATCTTGTTTCTTTTCAATCTTGTGCGTCTGCATTTTCTTGTTGACGTGACGCAGACTGGCGAAACGGGTCTTGTCGCTCTTTGGATCTTTTACAGACTTGCCGTCAAGCGACACAACGTAAGTACCATTCTCTTTAAACAGCACCATCTGCTCAGAACCATCAGGCGCATAATTAGCGCCCTCACCTTCGCTCATGTCATAAGGGCGCACACGCCTGTCATCAACCAGCGCTATCGGATGCGATCGCGATCCGCCCACATATATCATCAATGCTTCAGCCGCCGGTCCTTTTGGCTGATCATGATTCCAATCACCGTCTTCAGTTGGATTGGACGGCTTGGAAGATTTCTTCTGGTTAGGGTCTTCCTGCTGCTTGATTGGGAATGAAGTCATCCCGACCATCTGCCAGCGCTCAAAGTCGCTGGGCGTTTCACTATGATAGACGTCCGCCTTCTTGACTTCCTGCATCAAATGGTCATCGCTGAATTCACGTATAGTCGCGCGGGCAGTTCCCATGCGCGCCTGCCGTGCAGCATTGGCAAGTGTAGTGCGTATCGTCATTGATTCGGCCTCGGTGTGCCTTCGCCTAAAGCTTTGGTATTGACAAGTTCAAGCACGGTGCGCGTACCAGTGCTGTTGTCTTGACTGAACGTAGCGCTCTTGAGTATCAGAGGAATTCCGTTCATTACAAGCATCGGTGACTGCACCGTCACCCATTGCCCTCTATTCCACAATCCACCAGAAGGCTTCAGCCAGCCGTAGACGGTCCCGTAAACTGTGACATAGGACTCCTTCAGCCAGCCACTTTCACCCATCACGCGCCCTTCAAGCAAGTCCTTATGGAAGTATGGTATCTCAGGGACGACGACGCTGGGTGGATATTTCTGTCCGTAAGTTTCAAATGGTTCAGCCTTGAATGGTTCACTCGCAACCTTGGTACCATGCTGCTGATCATTGCCGGGACCTTGATTTGGGCTAGGCACACCGCCAGCTTGCAGAGGATCATAAATTACTTCGCGCCCCTCCATCATGTTTTGCCCTTCAATAAGGCTGTCACTGCCGCCCACGGCCCCGGTCAAAATTACGAAATTGCCCTGCGGATCTGACGTATGAGAAATGCCAACCGGACTGTTCTTGACGCCTAAATGTCGTGTCAGTACGTCGATGAAATCATGTACCGATTCGCCTGGAGTCGCGGAATAACGCGGTATCTTGAACTTTGGCAGCGCACCGCCTTCAATTTTCAAATTGATTTTCAACGGCTTGAGCACGTCGCGAATGATCTGCTCAGGCTCCTTATTCTTCCATTCACCTGTCTTGGAAATCACACTTGAAATCGCCATCTGTAGATTATTGGCACACTGTATTTCTATGTGATGGCGACGCGCATCCGCAAACACTTGCCGCGTCGTAACCTTGCCGGTAAAAGCGAGCTGTCCAGCCAGCGTAACAGTGCATGGATCACCCGGCATGATCTGCAACTTGACCAGATGCTTGCTCAGCGGTGAACCTTCGCTGCACGTGAACCGACAGGAATAGGCAGGCATCTCACGCAATTGATGCTTGACAGAAACACTTTCCCAATCTTGGAAGTCGGTCCCTTTCACCGTCAGGACTGCAAGCTCTGATGCCTTTACCATGGCTCATTCAAAAGCATAAGTATTGAATGCAGTCACTCCGCCACCAGCCATCGGTGCCTGCGGTGAACGATGGATCTTCACATCAAGAAAAGCTTGATCAATCCTGTTCTTTTCTCTCTTGGCTTTATCCATGCCGCTAAAATCAATGTCCACGGTGGCAGTACCGTAACGATCATTTGGACCAACCCGCAATGAACTATCAATCGCGTCACGTGACAATGCCGCGTGCGGTATAGCTTTCGTACCGGCAGTCCAGATGCCGCTCTTCACTCCTTCACGGAATCCTTTCTGTATCATTTCACGAAAACGCGCTGCTGCTGCGTGCCCGCCCGGACCGCCGCCAAAATCATTGTACACTTCACCGAAGCGCACCTTGCGTCCGCCTTGGTGCTGCGCATTGGGGTCATTGGCACTGCCTTGGTCCGTCGCGCCTTCCAGTAGATTGCTGCCGCCATGGACGAAGGCCATCGCATTATACATTGCTTGAAAACGCTCAGGACTCATCTGCGCCATTCGTGCGCCCAGCAACCCCCTCCTGACCGGCCCATAGAAACTGCCCTTGCCGGTGCCGAACACCATCTGCTTCAATGACAGCGGCTCTTGCCCACGCTTGGCGCGCTCCGTATTGACATAGTCCATACGGTTAGCCAAGCTTTCATAAACCGCTGCTGGATCACTTTCATGCTCCATCGTCATCAGCGCCGCAACTTGTCTCTTTAAAGCTGGATCGTTTTCGATCTGTTGCTTCATTGGCGCGCGGCGCGCCGCCAGATACTCGCTGCCTTCCTTGCCTTCACCGAGATCAGCGGTAGTTTCCGGTCCACTCGCGCTGCTTGTGCCGGGAGCTAGGCTTGGCCCGCTACGTCCCATCGGCCCTTGCGCCCCGCCTACAGCAGCGCTTGTACGCCCTCCCGGCACATCAGTACCGGCAAAGCCGCCACCACCTGCGCGACCACCGAGAGTGCCAGTGTTTTCAGATTGATCCCACTTCATCAACACATCGCGCATATCACGCAATGACTTGTTTGAATCTTTTTCCGTTTCCTCGGAATCCTTTTGCTCCAGCAAAGTTGATCCAGATTCATATTCTCCGGCGTGCGCCTCAGTGCTTAATTGTTTCGAAAGCCAATCCCAAATTTTACCAATACCTGTGCCACCCTCCATGCTTCCGGGAATCTGCTCTTTGGATCTTTCAATAATTTTCCCGACTATGGTGCCTGTAGTAACTGACTTGTCTCCTTCCTTGCCTCCTCCCTTGCCAATCCACTTGGACAAGAATTTATCAATCGAATCAACAGCACTAGAAATCGCCCAAAATTCTTGGCTCGTTGTTGACAACGTCGGCATGACATAGGTATTGAAAAAATTCTTGAACCCCTCAGCAAAAGCTTTCGCTTTATCATTTAACTTGAATAGGCCATCCGGCCCAACCATGGTATTGACACCTTCAATCATCGTGAAGGCCATGTGCGTCCAAGTGCCAGAAACGATGGTGTCAAGATTGGTCATCGTCTTGTGATATTCTTTGGCTTGATCCGTGTTGAATTTCCACGGCTCAATCAAACCTTTCATCCCGACAATGCCAGCCTCAAATGCAGCCTTGGAATAACCAGTAACAGTTGGCAGCCAAGCCTTGAAGCGTTCACCGCCGTTATTGTAGGCCTCCTGTAATTTATTCATCGCCTCTTGCTGTCTGCCCATATTCACGAGCTGACGAACCTGCTCAGCAAGAACCGGACTGCTGGCCTGCAATGATCTATAGAATGAAGAAGTTTCCTGCAGCGCCAAGACTTCCTGCAACTTGGCACCGATGCTGCCGATACCGCTGGCAGCTTCACCAGCATCAACACCGGCAGCAGATAATTGCACCCGCAGATTCTTGACACTATCAACGGTGAAGCCAGTATTCGTGGCAAAGTTTTTAATACGCAGTTCACCGACAGCAAAACTATCAAGCGCCTTGGCAACGCCAGCGAAGCTAAGCGCCAAACCACCAGCGCCCATCAAGGTCTTGGCAAGGCCAGCCGCAGCCGCGTCCATCGCCTTGATAGGGCCGCTCGTATAACGCTGCACCGTCTGGCCAAAGCGAGCGAACTCGTTGGTCAGATTGTTGGTACCCTTACCACCAGTCTCATTGAGGCTGTTGATCTTGGTCTTTAAATTGTCAACCTCTTTGCCGAGCTGACCAAAGAACGCCAGCATTGCGTCGGCATCAAAGTCCTGTGCCATTATTCATAAGCCACTTGATTGCTGCGATTGAGCTTTAAAGTCTTGAACACACCACCATCAATATCCGCGTCAGTCTTAACTCCCGCTGGCACGTTATTCAAATTGATATTAACGTTGGCAGATGCTTTACTCCATACATCACTTTTAGGGGTTATAGCTTTATCAACTTTGTCTCTTTGATTGCCTCTTGCCGCTTCCACCGCCGCCACCGCTTCCGCTCCGGCATAGCGAATGTCAAGATCATTCAGGGTCCGCTTGCCGTGGCTATAGCCATATTGGTCAACCATATCTGCGGTGTTGGTCTTTGGGTCATATGTGCCGGGGACAATGGTCATGACGTGACCACCTCTGGCACCGGGAGCCAAAATCTGTCCCTGCGTCCCGCCATAACGACCATGCCAGTACGTCGCCACCATACTGCCAAACGGACGTCCCGGTTCGTTGATGCCTTCCTTGGTTGAGGCTTCTCCCCACTTATGCCACGACGTAGCAATCGCGCCACCGGGCGGTGGTTTAAATCCTGCAGACTTCACATACCCACTGGCAACAATGCCGCAGGCTGGCCCGCTCATCTTGTAACCGCGCTGCGCAAATAATCTTTGCAACCCGGCAACGTCACCAGCACGACCAAGCATTTCTGCCTGCTTCATCGTGTCAGCGTCAATGACCTTGC